GGCCTACGGCAATGCTGCTGTGGTGCCGCCGCCGCCGGGATCGGAGCCGCAGCTCACATACGAAGAGGTGCGCCGCGCCCTCCACTGGATCTTGAATGTCAATTGCATGGGGAGCGCCAACGGCACCAAGGCCGTTCTGGCGTCGGGCGACCACTCAGGAATTACCCAGGCGTTCATCGACGGCCGGCGCGCCGTGGGCCAGGAGATCGCGAAGCTCGCGAGCCTGAAGCCGGGCATCATTGAGGCGCTGGCGCGCAAGGAGCGCGCCGACAAAGCAGGAGCATAGAATGGCAGACGAGACAGTAGTTGTTGACGAGACCAAGACGGGCGATGAGGTCAAGACTGAGGAAGTCAAGACCACTGAGGTCAAGACTGAAGAGGTAAAGACCGAAGAGGTCAAGACCCCCGACGACGCCAAGGGCGTCAAGAAGACGCTTGCCACGGGTGGCGAGGCCGAGGTCAAGGTCGACGAGCCCAAGGGATACTGGCCCGACGACTGGCGCCAGAAGCTCGCCGAGAACATCGCGGCCGGCGACAAGAAGGTCTACGACAAGGAGCTGAAGCGCCTGCAGCGCATCTCCGATCCATCCGGCGTCTACGGCATGTACCGGGAGCTGGAGGGCAAGTTCGACGGCGGCGGGCTCGTCAAGGTGCCCGGCAAGGACGCCAAGCCCGAGGAGACCGAGGCGTTCCGCAAGGCCATGGGCATTCCCGAGAAGCCCGAGGGCTTCCTCGAAGGCGTGCAGCTCTCCGATGGCGCCGTGATCGGCGCGGACGACAAGCCCAGGGTCAACGCCTTTCTGGAGGCGGTGCACACCGCCAGCACGCCGCAGGAGTTCGTCAACAAGGCGCTCGACTGGTACTTCAAGGGCCAGGAGCAGGCCGCCGCCGAGCTGGACACCCAGGACGACGCCTTCCGCAACACTTCCGAGCGCACGCTCAAGGAGGAGTTCGGGCCGTCCTTCAAGCGGGTCGCTGGCGCCATCCCCGTGCTGTTCCAGGCCGCTCCCGGCGGCTCCGATGCCAGCAACCCCAACTCGCTCTACGCTCGCCTCGTCGGCGGGCGCACGGCCGACGGCCGCATCATCGGCGACGACCCCGACATGATGCGCTGGCTCATGTCCATGGCGTCGGAGTTGCATCCCATCGAGACCGTGGTCGAGGGCGGAGCCGGCGGCATCCGCTCGGCCGAGACGCGGCTCGACGAGCTGCGCAAGTTGCGCGTGACCGACCCCCGGAAATATTGGGCCGACGAGACGCAGGCGGAGGAGTTGAAGCTCCTCGACGCCATCCAGAAACAGAAGGCCAGGGCCGCCTGAGGCGGCCTGAGCCTTTCAGAGATTCGGGCTCCCGCCCGGATATTCGGCTGACGCAGCCGGTCAACCCGCGACAGCGGCGCCGGCAAGCAGCCACCCAACTGCTCGAAATCTTCGAGCACATCACCGTTCGTGAGGCGCTCTAGGGCGCGTGACGCGGCGCCTGCCCATCGGGGCAGGTCAACCCGCATGCGCGCCGGCAAGGGTCAACCCGGAACGACGGCATCCCCACCTCAATCAGGAGATGCCAATCATGGCTGAATCTGCTCCAATTATCCAGTACCGTGACCAGTTGGTCGCGAGTTTCGAGGAGGGCATGTCCTGGCTGCGCCAGACGACCGTCACTGAGGCGGTCATCAAGGGCAATCAGGCGACCTTCCTGGTGGCGGGCTCCGGCGGTGCGGCGGCGACGACCCGCGGCATCAACGGCTTGATCCCGGCCCGTGCGGACAGTCTGACCCAGACGACGGCGACGCTCGTCGAGTGGGCCGACCTTGTCCGCAAGACCCGCTTCAACATCTTTCAGTCGCAGGGCGACCAGAAGCGGTTGATGCAGACCACCACCCGCAAGGTGCTCAACCGTCGGCATGACGCTGACATCATTGGGCAGCTCGACACGGCTACGTCCAACCTGGGCGCCGCCGCGTCGTTCTCTCTCGCCAAGGTCGCCAGTGCCATGGTGTCGCTGGGCGAGAACGAGGTCCCGGTCGAGGAGGAGGACAAGATGTTCGCCGTCGCCACCCCTGCGGTGCGCGGCTACATCATGCAGCTCCCCGAGGCCACCAAGATCGACTACGTCGAGGTCAAGATGCTGGCTGGTCCGGCCCGGCGCATGATGCGCTGGTGCGGGTTCAACTGGATCTTCCATCCGAACCTCAGCGGCGTCGGCACCGCGAGTGAGAAGTGCTACTTCTACCATCGCGACGCGATTGGAAGTGCCTTCGACTCCGGCGAGGGCCTCAACGTGGCCATCGGCTACAACGACGAGCAGGACTACTCCTACGCGCGTGCCTCCTCGTTCACGGGTGCCAAGTTGCTTCAGCAGACCGGCATCGTGCAGTTCGTGCACGACGCTTCCGGCATCTGATAGCGGCAGCGAGACACGAAGGAGAAACCTGATGACCTACAAGACTGACAAGCTGAGCCTGAAGTCGCAGGCTATCGCGGGCCCTCGGCATTGGATCTATTCCGATACCGGGTCCGCCATTGCCTCCGTCGTGGGGGCCGGCTTCTTTTCGGACGGCCGCTCGATGGGCATGAAGCTGGGCGATCTCGTGGACTGGTCGTCCGCGTCCTCGCCCTACGATGCCGAGTCGCTCGTCGTGCACGACGTGCAGACGGACGACACGGGCGGGCAGTACGCTTCCGTCAAGTACACTGACACCGACTGATCGGTGGCAGCTCAAGGTGAGGGGCGGCGCTTCGGTGCCGCCCCTTTTTTTGCAATCAACACAAGGAACCCATCATGGCAGATCCGAATGCGCCGGCCACGCGGCCCCAGCGTGCTACCGCTACGCCGTCCGCGCCGAGCGCGCCCGCAGCGCCGACGCCAGCCGTGCCGGCCGCCACCACTGCGGCGCCCGCCGCTGCGGCAGTGCCGACCCGCAGGCAGGTTCAGCCGCGCCGCCTTGCCGCCGGCCGCCTGAAGCCCGCCGGCCATTACACCCAGCCGCACGTGGCGCTCCTGCCGGTGGGGTGGGACTTCACCGATGTGCTGAACCCCGACTTCTGGACCACGCACGCGGCCACGCTGCAGTCCATCGGACGCATCACCGACGGCCTCTCGGAGGGCGTGGGCTCCGTGTTCGAGGTGATTCCCGAGGACATGGCCTTCTACGGCAAGGTCATCGTCAAGGGCCTGCGCCGCAACGCGCAGGGCCAGGCGGACGGCGTCTATGTGGTCCCGCTGGGCGTGCCCATCGATCTCAATACGGGGCTTGCCTGGGCTGGCCGTCCGAAGCCGCCCGAGGTGGAAATCAAGGCGGCGTGACGCGGCGAATTGTAGGACAACGGAGATAGGCTGTGGCGACCAAGCTGGAGGTTTTCAAGGCTGCCCTCTCCGAGCTGGGCGATTACTCCATCAACGACACGGGAGCGGCGGAACCCGCCGCCCGCGTGCTTGTGGCGCGGTGGGATCGCACGGTTGCCGACTGCCTCTCCGAGGCATCGTGGAACTTCGCCATGGAGGACGTGGCCATCGATGGTGACACCGGCCTCATCACGGCGAGGGTCGGCCCGCGGTACGGCTTCGCCAAGCCGGGGGATTGGGTGCGGACGGTGGCCGTGTCGCAGGACGAGTTCTTCACCGTACCCCATCTCGCCTACTACGACGACGGTGGCATCTGGAAGGCCGACGATACGCCGATCTACGTGCGCTACGTGTCGAACGACACTGGCGCCGGTCTCTATTTGCCGCTCTGGACCCCATCCTTCACGCGCTACGTGGAATTGGAGCTGGCGGTGCGCGCCTGCATGCGCATCACGCAGGACAAGTCCTTGAAGCGCGAGCTGGAGGACGGCCGCGACAAGGCACGCAAGACGGCGAAGAACCAGGATGCCATGAACGAGGTGCAACCCAAGTTTGCTCCGGCCCCGTCGTGGACGACGGCGCGCTGGGGACGATGGGGTGGACATCGCGACCGCGGCAGCAGCGGCAACCTCACCGGATAGCGCTGCATGGCCCGCGTCAACGCCCCATTCTTCGCCTTCAATCGCGGTCTCGTCTCCCGCAAGGTGCTCGCGCGCGTCGATCTGGAGAAGCTC